ATTTGACCGATTAAAGCCTGAGTACAAGGTTTTATTACAAGATCAAGCTGAGTTTTATCCAAGTGCTATTCCGGCAATCATTGATGAACTTAAAAAAGAAAGTTCTATTATTGATTTACGTTACGGAACTGTCGGCTCTTTGGCCTTGTATCTGAATCTTAAAAATTCAGGAATTACCGAAATTTTAAACCTATTTAACGAAAAATGAAAACCTTATTAATCAAAACAACAACGCTACCAACTGGTGAGCGTATTACTTGGAAGGATGGCATGCCGGTTCACAGAACCAGGGAACTACATTCCGATCAATTTAATCAATGGCATTTTTATATCCACAACGAAATTATAAAAATGCGAATGTGGGGTAAAATCATCCGTAAAATTTCAATAACATGATGCACTTTCACGAAGATCCGAAACCAAATAAGGACGTTTTATTTTGGGCGGTCATGTTTTTGATGTTGTTACTTGCTATTTGTTTTGTTGCTGAAATATTTGTCAGATTTTATTTGCAAGTAACATAATATTTTTTTAATTTAGATACACCGACTGGAAGCGGTATTTAAAAACATCTTAACAGCCTTATTTCGGGGGCGGATCTTCCAGTCCAAACCCGGCATAAGGCATTTTTATTTTATGACACAAATCCAATTATCTGACAAAAAACTTCCTACAATTCAGGAACTTTATTCAGATCCAAAAGAAATGGTTAAATCAGATGAATATCTGTATTGCCTAAATCAGCAACCCCCTGAATCATGGGTTAAGGTTCATCCATTTGTAAAAAATTACAAATACTTACCGATTGACAAGATTGAGTATCTATTAAAGCGCATTTTTAAGCGTTACCGGATTGAAATACTTAGAGAGGGTTCATCTTTTAATGGTGTATTTGTAGTGGTTCGCGTTCATTATTTGCATCCCATTACCGGGGAATGGGATTTTCATGATGGAATCGGAGCGGCTCAATTACAAACCGCTTCCGGCAAATCTGCTGCCGATCTTGCTAATATCAATAATGGTGCTTTATCCATGGCTTTTCCGATTGCGAAAACAGTAGCGATAAAAGATGCTTGTGATCATTTTGGAACTACGTTTGGAAGTGATTTAAACAGAAAAGATACTTTACAGTTTTCAGTTGATAACAAACTGCAAGCCGTGGCACAAAGCAAAGAGGAACATAGATTAGCAAAACTAATTGACAAAGCAAAAGATCAAGCAACATTAATAACTCTTAAAACACATTTAACAGAAAATTTACAATCTCAATTTGATACAAAATGGAACAGTTTAAAATAAGGGCATCTGGATCCGGTAAAATTGCTGGAATCAAAGGACTGGGTGAAACAGGAAAAACCTTTTGCAAAGAATGGTTAAAACAAAAACTTTATAAAAGGCGCAAAGATATAAAATCAAAGTACATTGATAAAGGCAATCGGAATGAGGAAGATGGTTTTACCTTAATGGCCTTAGAGCTTGATTTAGGAATGGTTTATAAAAATCTTTCTTACTTTCAATCTGAGCATTTTTGCGGAACGCCTGATTTAATACATAACGGCATCGTTTATGACAATAAATGCTCCTGGGATTTAAGCACGTTCCCGATGTTTGAAACTGAGATACCAAATAAAGATTATTGGTGGCAGCTTCAGGTGTATATGGAATTGACCGGATGCCGGAAAGCAACTTTAGCATATACTTTGATTGATGCGGATATGGATTTAATAGATCAATCCGTAAAATGGGAAACTGATCCTGAAAAGATTTATCAAACGATTTGCAACATGGTTTATACCCAAGAGCGATTTGATGAAGCAAAAACAGAATATTGCAGCCGCGCTGAATCTGATTTTTTTGTTGAGATACCAGCAAAAAATCGCATTAAAACATTTTCATTTGATTATGACCCAGAAGCAATTTTAAAGCTTCAGGAGCGAGTTGAAGAATGCAGAGAGTATATTAGTTCACTTTTAACAAATAAATAAACACATGGGCAGAATTAGCACAAAAATCAATCTTGCAGCCTTAAAGAATGCTGCAATTATTACAAGCGGTAAAAACAAAGATGTTGAATGCATCTTAATACCGATTGAACAAAACAATTTATACCGATCAGAAAAAGGGGCGGTATATCTTGATTTAATAGGCTTTGAAACTCCGGTAGATAAGCGCAAGGGTAAAGATACTCACTTGGTTAAGCAGTCACTATCAAAAGATTTGCAAGATAAAATGAGCGAAGAAGAAAAAAAAGCTATGCCAATTTTGGGCAATCATATTGATTGGGATCAGTCAGGTGATGCTGAACGTGCTGAATCTGTGGCTGTTTCTGTGAACGATGTCGATGATCTCCCTTTCTAACCAATCCCCCCTGCCTTTAAATATTGAAGGCAGGGGTAAAAGATACGGCAATCGGTATGAAAAAAAAGCCATAGGTTTAGCATTAGAGTATTGCATCGGTAATAATATACCTCCGACCGAAGCTGGCAGATTGCTTAACTTACCAATGGCAACAGTTGCCGACTGGATGACAAAATACTGGTTTTATAAAAAAATAGATAACCCAATAATCTTAACCTTAAAATCCAATGTTTAATCATTTGCACCAATGCATATTAATGGACTTTTTTAGAAAAAGGTCATTGATGAAATACAAAATTGAGGATATTTGTGAGGCGATTATGTCTTACTATGAAAAAACTAATTAAAACCAACGGACAGGGCGATGCAATTGAACATCCTAAAATTCAAACGTACAAAGCAAAGCCAAAGCCGTATAAAGAACCTGATTTTTTACGCAAGTATCGTTTAGATAGGGAACGTGGGTTTTGGAAAAAATACCCAGAGCAAAGGGCGGAGATTGAGGAAAAAGTAAAATTAATGCAGAAAGAATGGGAAACGCAGGACAAAAGATTAAAATACCAACAGTATGCTCAGGAATTGGAAGTCCAGAACAAGCCTTAAAAGAATTGGATATTTCTCATAAAATATCATTTGCTTGTGAGATTGATAAATATGCCAGGCAAACTTACTTGGCAAATTTTACACCGAATGAAATGTACACCGATTTGACTGCCGAGGAATGGGATAAGTCTGAACAGTATTCTGATTTGTTTATTGGTGGAATCCCATGCCAAGCGTTTAGCCTTGCCGGAAAACGATTAGGCGAACTGGATAAACGTGGTTTATTATTTTATGATTTTTACAGATACGTTAAGAATCAGCAACCTAAAGTATTTATCATTGAGAATGTTAAAGGATTACTTTCTGATAATAACGGAGTGACTTTTCAGAATTGGTGCGCTTTACTTGGGCAATCAATGAATACACATCTTAATATGTTTAATCATGATGATTCTTTGCTTTACAACCTGCATTTTAAAGTATTAAACTCTAAAGATTTCGGAGTTCCACAGAACCGCGAAAGGGTTTTTCTTATTGGAATACGTAATGATTTACCAAATAATTTCCGCTTTCCGATTGCAGAAAGGTTAAAAATCAGGCTAAAGGATATTTTGGAAAGTAAAGTTGATGAAAAGTATTATTTGAGTGAGAATATGGTGCAAAATTTAGTCCCTTATAATAAAAGACAAATTGAAAATAAAAGGGGTTTTAGTGCAAAATTTAGAGATATTGAAACTACTGAAATAATGGATACTATTAAAATAGGGGATGGCGGTAAAGATGATTTAGTTAAAGTAGTATATATAAATCAGGATACACAAGCCTCACAAGTTTATAGTGATATTGGTTTATGCCCTACTTTGTCAGCTGGTACACATGGTTATGCTATGGGGTATATTAATGTCAAAGAAGCCACAAAACAAGGTTATGCAATAGCAAAAGAGGGCGATAGTATTAATCTGTCAAATCCTAATTCAGAAACTCGCAGGGGCAGAGTAGGAAATCAGATTGCAAATACACTTGATACTGCCTGTAATCAGGGGGTGGTAGTGCCTCAATTTGAAATTGCAGATTATCGTACAGATGAAGGATTGCGAATTAGAGCAAACGGAATAGCACCATGTATAACTTCATCAATAAGGGAAGTTGAATGGAATTTAAATTTTAGTATGCGCAATGCACCAATTACATCAAACGGACAACGCATCCGCCGCCTTACCCCTTTAGAATGTATGCGCCTCCAAGGTTATCCAGATTCATTTATCAAACCATGCTCTGACAGTCAAACATATAAACAAGCCGGTAATTCAATAACTGTAAATGTAATGAAGGCGATTATAAAGAACTTAATTTCTATTTTATGTTAGATCACACCAACCCTTTAAGCCAATACAAATCAGGGAAAACCGCAAAGGTAGTTACACAGCGTGAAATTGATGAAAAGAAAGCTAAATTAGAAAGCAGTCATCAATTAAAATTTTGCAAGTGGTTAAAACATTATCACCC